AAGCGATACGGTATCTCAACGTTCTGGCCTTTCGTCAGGTTCGCATCCTGCGTCTGGCGAACGGAATAGTAGTTTGCCGTGTACGTACTGGATGCGTCCGGCACGGGCCAGAATGTGAGTGTCGGCGTGGTGAGCCGGTCGAACCAAAAAACGGTTGGGGCGCCCTGCTGCGTCTTGTTCGGATAGCTCGCATATTCGGTGCGGCTTACTGGCGTGATGGGCCTGTCCGTAGCTGGAGAACCTGTGGAAATATACAGGTCCAGGATCATCACGATTTCGGCGTTGACATTGTAGGTTGCCGTTCCGAGCGTCAACGCCAACGAGGTAAGTCCAACCTCCCACAGATTTGGTTGCAAGTTGGATAGTTCTGAAAGAACGAGATTGGCTGCATTCCTTGCATCGGCCATGTGTGATGCAAGAATCTCTGTCCGGCGCACACCTATACGGCCGAATGCCGTGATCGACAATTCGGCTAAACTAGGGTTATAGAGGTATGTGCCGCTGGTCGTCATACAATAACTATGGTTTGGTTTGTCGGAGCCGGACTTGCATTATAGGTAAGAACAATGATGCCTTGAGTTCCATTGCCGCCTGAAGCAAAGCTGCTTGGAACAGCAACAGCGGTTGAGTTGCCGGCAGAGCCGCCACCAGCACCATATGAACCGCCGCCACCACCATCAAAGCCGACGCCGCCGCCGATGCCGCCACGGCCGCCACCACCACCAGAACCGGCGGTCAAAGAGGTAAGGGTCGCAGTCCATTCTGTCCCATTTCCTCCAACGCCACCGCTGCTACCTTGTGTGCCAATCCCTCCAGCCCCGCCAAAACTGCTATCACCAGAACCCCCGGTAAAAGAACTACCTGCAACCCCAGCGCCATTAGGACCAGCGGCCCCGCCGCCGGGGCCGCCGCCGCTCACAATGCGCGCGCCTCCATTCCCACCACTGAAGACTGTTGTCCCTATACACTGCGATGAGAGCCCTCCCGCGCCACCGGCTGCTGCGAGGGATGCTTTCCCTCCCTTTGCGCCAACGCTTGCTAAAGCAAAAGCAGTACTATTGAACCAAGTGTCGCCGCCGTCCGTGCCGGGAAATCCATGCAACCCAGCCGCACCAACGCCAAAGTTGATGTTAGTTCCCGGTGTCACCGCAAACGATGAAATCGCAGCATAGGCACCCCCACCACCACCGCCAAAACCACTAGCCGCTGTGCTTCCATCAATACTCCCGCCGCCACCACCTATGCACTCCACCTTGGTAAGCTTGGTGACCCCGAAGGGAACCGACCATTGACTTCCCGAGGTTGACGTAAGGAACGAGACAACAGTAACGGTCATTAGCAAGCCGGGCAGTAGGTAACGACAATCAGGCCATTGGCACCATTGGACCCCGCTGCTTGCCCTGCGCCTTTACCTCCGCCAGCTCCGCCAGCACCGTAGTTGCCGGGAATGGATGCGGCTATGTCTTGTCCGCCACCGGCTCCCCCACCACCAGAACCGGCCGATGCTGAATCGCTGGTTTGAATGAACTCGGAGCCAGCACCTCCGTTGGTAGGAGGGCCACCAGCCATTCCACCAGAGCCGCCATTCCCGGCGTCCCCAGCGCCACCGGAGGCCGTATTGATGGCCGACCCTCCAGTCCCATGGGGTCCAGCAGCCCCTCCCCCACCGCCTCCCACGGTGCCCTGAGCCCCTATAGCCCTGGAACCGTTACCGCCGCTGAATTTGGTCGTCCCAATATTGGCCGAAGATTGACCGCCAAGAACCGCGATGCCGATATTGCCGGCATGACCACCTTTGGCTCCCACGGAGCAATCCGACATGCCACTTCCGTTGAACCAAGTGTCGCCACCGTCCGTGCCAGGAAATCCATGATTTCCGCCGTGCCCGATTTGAACGGACACGATGTCACCAGACCCAAACGATAGATTGATGATTTCAGAATAAGCGCCACCGCCCGCCCCGCCACCGGCCGATGTAAGACTTCCGTCCGTTCCCCCTCCTCCAGCACCAATGCATTTCACCGAGTTGTCGGAAGAATTCCAATCGAGAGGGATCTGAAACGATGTCGCGTTGCCGGTGATAAAAATCGTCGTCATGCCTAGTCCTTGCCGTTTATGACTTTCTCAGCCTTAGCGATGACACGAGTAGGATCAGGCGAGGCATCTATGAGCATGGCGTTGGTGACGTGGTTGAGAACCACCATCTCATTGCGGAAGCTCTCGACCGCCGATGCCGTGCTGCGCTGCTGGCGCCCGAGCTCCAACAAAAACGTGGTCTGCCAATTATCCTGGCAGTCATACCGGCTCATATATTCGCCCGAGGTCGGGTTGGTGCCGGTGACTTGTATCCAGCGATTGCAGCAGCCGCCCACGACAAGCTTGCGGCACTTCTTGGTGAAGCCCGTTCTGTGACAGCCAATCTTGGGATCGGGAAGGTCCATGGCTAATCCTTCGAAGCAAAAATCACGTCTGCAAACTGGACACGCAAATCTATGCCGTGGCTGTGGCCGCCACCGCCACCCGTATTGCCCGTTGTCGTTAGTGTGTTGTCGCCAAAAGACAGATTGGAAGCTCCTGACGCGCCAAAATCTACCCCCGTGTAGGCAATGCCTGACGGACGAAACACACTGCCATGAAAATGGGACGGTATATCGGCCTCCAACAACACATAGCTATTTGTTGCCGTGATCGCGAATACGGTAGAGAACGGTGATGTGCCTCCTACAACCCCGCCGCCGCCGCTGGTGACACGCAGGGCACGATCATTGACCACCGTCTGTGTCCACCCGGTTGGCGCGGCGGATTGATAGAACACCATCACCACGCCCGCCTGCAAAAAATCTCTTGCTGACGGCGTGATGAACACCTGAGCCGTATTGGACATATTGATAGGAGAGTCGCTGTTGGTCGACTTCAGCCCAGTCGTGCTCGATCCCCTTGTGAGTCCTCTGGAGCTCGAAAAGTACGTTCCGCGCGCAATCTCGCTTTGCGCCGTATCCTGAATGGCATATGTAACGCTCTGCCCGGCTGCAGCCGTCGAGCATCCGGCCAAGTCGAACGTCAAAAACCCCGACACCGCAACGTTGAGAGTAATCGTCCCCGTCCCCGAGGACGATACCGTCATGCGCGCGAGCGAGAAGATGTTATTTGCCATTTCCTAGCAAGTTTCTCAGATCGAGCCCGTGCTGAACTCCGCCCCAGCACGTTTTCCAATAGTCTAAGTCCTCAAGGGCTCCTTGGAGATAGGTAATGTTCTGATTGAGTTGATCGCGCTGGCCGGTCATTTGCGCCAAACGTTGTCTAAGCTCCAATTCTCTCGCATGAAGCTTGCGACTGAATGGCGTAGCTTCTGAAAAGCCGTATAGCGATGGCGGTTGCTCAAGATCACTCTCGAAAGGTAGGGTGACCTTGATTCCACGCTGCTTGGCAAGCTGGATAAAATAGTGCCCCCCGGATCGCTGGAGGATGTATTCATCGCGAGACGCCATGTCGACGCCGTAAAGTGCAATCTCCTTAGCGCCCTCCTTGATCGCCAGCGCCATCATCCAAGCAAAAGATGATGTGAAGAAATACGTTCCGAACTCCTTGACCAGATCGTTCATGGGGAACGCAATCGCATGCGGGACCAAGGATTGATCCTGCATGTAGAGACCCTTGGGGAATTGCTGCTGCTTCAGCCATTCGATGTAGGGGCGCCCGTAGTTCTCATTCTCTGGCCAAAGGAGGTTACAATGTATTTCAAACCACCTCGTCACCCGCGGGAGGAGATTCATATTGCCAGGCGAGCAACCCCAGATTTCCCAGCTCGGATCGTTGAACGGCGCCAGCATACGAGACGACGGCGCTGTGCCGATGAGGGCCACCTTGAGCGGCTGAACTTCTGCGACGGGCGTTGGAGCTGGTGCAGCGAGCGTCCACGGCTGCGTCGCCTGATACACCGTGACAGGAGGCGTCCATGTTTCCCCAGGCAATGGCTCATGGGCTGCCTCGACATGCGGAGCTTCCGCTACAATCGGCACGGCACCATTGCCCTTGGTGCGGCGCCGCTTTGGTACGGGATCGCCCTTATGCTGGACACGAAAGTTAGGGGTAAGCTTTGGTTCCACGTTGCCTCCTTTGGAAACCATAAGATCGACGCGCTCTGTCGTTGAGCTACAACGAAGCCACAAAAAGGATTATTGCCTCAGGGGCCGGCTTGAATCGCCGTAAAGGTAACCGACACGCCTGCGGCAGCAGTTGAGGTAAGCACCGCCCGGATGCCTTGCACCGGGAAGGCATAATTTCCATCCCTGCTTAGCGGTGCAGAACTCACATTATTCAATGACGTGTGATCGAACCAAGTCGCAGCCGATGGGGCAATGACGCCGAGAGAGCTTCCTAGGGTAGGAAAGAAAATCGGATCGTAGGTGTGCTGAAATCCCCAGCTTATGGCTGCCGAGGAAGCCGTAGACGCGCCGCTAATCCCGATAGAAAACGGGTCTTGCATATAGTCAGGCATCCACGGCGTGCTGGTGTACTGAGCCGTAGATCCAGTCGTTGAGAGTGTGACACGCCAGGGGAGAG